GTTGTAAAAAGTAATTTTAAAAACGTTATACTACAAATGATATACTATGGAGTTATTACGTTATGAAATTAAAGCAGGAGTTTTTAAAGGGGTTTTGTTCGGTGTAAGACATTACCCTTTTGAAGATAAAGAAATATACGAAGAAGATATTGTTATTTACTTTGGAATATTTCAATTAGTAATTACAAGAATATACAGAAAATAAATTTTTTGTACCTTAGAGAAAATTTAATAAAATGATCAAAGCTAAAATACAAAAGGTAAGCATATCATCAATAAAAGAAAATGATGCAAACCCTAGATTTATAAACAAGCATAAGTTTCAGAAACTTGTCAATAGTGTAAAAGAATTTCCTGAGATGTTATCACTTAGACCAATAGTGGTTGATAAGGATAATATTATACTAGGTGGTAATATGCGTTACAAGGCTTGTAAGGAAATAGGATTAAAAGAAGTCTATATTATACAGGCAGATGATTTGGATGAAAAAAAAGCACAAGAATTTATCATTAAGGACAATGTTGGATTTGGTGAATGGGATTGGGATATTTTAGCAAATGATTGGAACGTAAAGGAATTAGAGGATTGGGGATTGGATGGCTTTCCTTTTGATATTGACGAGGATATTATTGATGATGATAATTATAGTAAAAAGATTGAAGTACCTAAGTATGAGCCGACAGGAGTAAAGCCCGAACTTGTGGAGTTATTTAACAAAGAAAAGGCAGATGACTTTATAGAAAAAATAAAATTATCAAGTATATCTAAAGACGAAAAAGCATTTTTGTTTATGGCAGCATACAGGCATACTAAATTTAATTATAAAAATATTGCTGAATATTATGCACAATCTAGTAAAGAAATGCAAGAACTTATGGAAGACTCTGCACTTGTAATAATAGATTTTAACAAAGCTATCGAAAATGGCTACGTTAAATTAAGTGAAGAAATTTCAAATCAATATAAATCTGAGCATAATGGATAATAATTTTGCAGCTTTTATACTAACACACGGTAGAGCAGATAATGTTATTACCTATGAAACATTAAAAAAAACAGGTTATACAGGAAAAATTTATATTGTAATAGATAACGAAGATAAAACATCAAAAGACTATTATGATAGATTTGGGAATAAGGTAGTAGTTTTTGATAAAAAGAAAATATCCAAAACATTTGACGAAGCTGATAATTTTAATGACAGAAGATCTATTGTGTATGCAAGAAATGCTTGTTTTAATATAGCTAAAAAATTAGGCATAAAGTATTTTATACAATTGGATGATGATTATACAACATTTAGGTTTGCAGCCAACGATAAGGGAGAATACATTACACAAAACACATCCATATCAAACCTTGATGCTATATTTACTGCAATGCTTAACTTCTATAAAAGTACAGACATTCATAGTATAGCAATGGCACAAGGTGGAGATTTTATTGGTGGAGAAAATAGCAGAGTGTTTAAAGAAAAACTTGCACGAAAATGTATGAATAGTTTTATATGCTCAACTGATAGACCATTTCAGTTTAGTGGTAGAATAAATGAAGATGTAAATACTTACACGCATAAATCAAGTTTAGGTTATAAGTTTTTTACAATAGCATCTGTAAGATTAGAGCAAAAACAAACACAAAGTAACGATGGCGGAATGACTGATATTTATTTAGATAATGGAACTTATATTAAGTCTTTTTATTCTGTTATATTTCAGCCGTCATCAGTAACAATTTCTTTAATGGGAAATAAAAATTTAAGACTACACCACAGGGTAAATTGGAATGCAACTACTCCTGTAATATTAGATGAAAAATATAAAAAGAAATGAACGAAAGTAGACATATTAAAAAAGAATCACTATTAGCAGCACTAGAACAAAGTCTAGGGGTTGTTACTGTTGCTTGTAAGAAAGCAGATATACCTAGAAGCACATATTATAAATGGCTAAAAGAAGATGAAATGTTTGCAATAGCAGTACAAGAAATAGAGAACGTAGCTTTAGACTTTGCAGAAAGTCAACTACATAAACAGATAGCAGCAGATTCAACTGCAGCAACTATATTCTATTTAAAGACGAAAGGCAAGAAAAGGGGTTATGTAGAAAGACAAGAAATAACAGGAGCAGACGGAATGCCATCACACTTTGAAATTGAGATAATTGAAAATAAAGACTAACGTAGTTTTTAAACACCTTTTAAAGTCTGATAAAAAGATTTCAATAGAACAGGGTGGAACAAGGTCAGGTAAGACCTACAATATCTTGCTTTATATTATATTTCATTATTCATTAAAGAATACAGGTAAGACAATAACAATATGTAGAAAAACATTCCCATCAGTTAGGGCATCTGTAATGAGGGATTTTTTAGATATATTAAAAATACATAATTGCTACTTTGAAGCTAATCATAATAAATCAAATCACGAATACAAGATTAATGGTAATCTAGTAGAATTTATTTCTTTAGACCAACCACAGAAAGTTAGAGGTAGAAAAAGAAACTTACTATTTATAAATGAAGCCAATGAACTAGATTATGAAGATTGGCAACAATTAATATTTAGGACAGATGAAAAAATAATTCTTGACTTTAATCCATCAGATGAATACCATTGGATTTATGACAAGGTAATACCTAGACAAGATGCCGATTTTAACATTACTACTTATTTGGATAATAGTTTCCTTAGCGATAGCATTAAGGAAGAAATTGAAAGACTAAAATATACTGATGAACAATACTGGCAAATCTACGGACTTGGTATAAAGGGAATCAGTAAATCAACTATATTTAGTTATGTTGAGGTAAATCAAATTCCTGAAGATGCTGAGTTTATCAGCTTTGGTGCAGATGCAGGATATACCAATGATCCTACAAGTTTAGTTTCTGTATTTAGAAAAGATTATGACCTTTATATTAAAGAACATTTGTATCAAACGCAAATGACTACAATAGATATACATAAGAAATGGAAAGAAGTAGGAATAGAAAGGCAAACAATATATTTTGATTCAGCAGAGCCTAGATTGATTGAGGAACTGCGTAGGATGGGTTGGAATGTACGACCAAGTTTAAAAGGTGCTGATAGTATAAATGCAGGAATAGATCTATTAAAACGATTTAAAATACATATTCTAAAGGATAGTCATAATGCTATACAGGAATTTAGAAACTACAAATGGCAGGAAGATAGAAGTGGTAAAATGATTAATAAGCCTATTGATAAAAATAACCATATTATTGATGCTATCAGATATGCTACATATTCAGTATTAAGCAAACCAAACTTCGGTAAATATACTTTACACTAAAAAAAGTTATTAAATTTTTTGTTAATTAATTAAATATATTTGTGTATATTTGTATTATTATTAATTATTAAAACAGAAAAAATGGATATTTACGACGAAATAGCAAACGAAAAATTTGGAATGGACTTTGAGCAGCTTGGATCAAATGAGAAAGATTGGGTAGTTGAAGAAATTGAAAACGCTAAATTTATAAACAAATAAAACAGAACAAGATGTTTGAAATAAAAGGTTACACAAAAGAATATTACATTGGTTACAAATTAGTAGCTAAAGAAATTTTAGAAACTACAACTAGAGAAAAATTTGGTTATATTGGTAGAAAATTAGAAACTTTAAAAGAAGATATTCAATATAAGAAAAAGACTATAAGAAAAGGTACAGAGGTTTACACAGAGGTAAGTCCTATTTGTGGTAAATTATTAGGTAGCCAAAAAGAAAAGTTTCAGATATTAGCAAATTCAAGGAATAAATTTTAATAACAGAACAGATGAAAAAATTACAAACATTAGTATTAATTTTAGCACCAAGCTATTTCGTAGGTAGATTATTAATAGGTTTAATTTTTAATATTTAAATTATGGAATGGTACGATTGTTTAAATCCACACGAACAGAAAGAATATGAATGTTCAGAATGTGGTAAGCCACTAGAAACAGATGATGGTTATTGTTCAGGAACTTGTTTTGAAGCAAGTATGTTGTAAGATATTCTTTGTGCAGTAGTTACTTTTGTAGCTTTGTTTAGGTAGTCAGAAATGGCTACCTTTTTTTTATTACCTT